ACTTCGCCTTCGTTCGCGTTGGTGGTCGCATTGCGAGTCGATTGAGTCAACTGAATCGCAAGGTCCATCAAATCAGGCGGAACGATGATGTGGCTTGGAGCCAAGTTCAGAGTGGCATCGCCATCCTTAAACTTGCTCATGGCCGCAATCGCTGCCGACAAGGTAGCACGCGCCAAGGCGGCGGAACCAAACTTGTTACCGTCCGTGGTATTGAACAATGCCCGCGAAGTTGCCGACAAAGTTGGATTAGCCAATAGAATATTGGCACCTAAATCAGGTCGTAATCGGGCTGCGGCCAAACCGAAATCGCGGGGCGTATCGGCCAGCTTGCCGAAATTGTCGCCCAGCATATCGGCTTCGTCGATCTCCATTTGCTTCGCGAAACGCTCAACACGAACCTCTTCAGCCAAAGTCGAACGGTATGCCTGCGAGGCCGTACCACCGATAGGCAAGTGGTCGAGGTTTTGAGCCGCAACCATGCGAATGCGTTCGTGCTTTTCCATGTCAGGGTTTTCAGATTCGGTCGTCCACCCTTGAGTGAAGTCGCGAACCTCATTGTACCCTTCAAGGACTTTCGCACCGATGGTAGCACCGTAGAGATTGCTTACGGCACCGGTCGAGAAAGCAGCACGCAAAAGGTCAGTACGATCAACCGGAACCTCTTGACCAGCCACACGCAAAGCGTGGGCGGTAAGCTCAAGCATCGTTGCGTTGCGGAGCTTGTAGGCTTGCTCAAGAACTTGGTTCTTGGCATCTCCGGAAGCCTTCAGCCACTCAATGCGGCAAGCGTCACGGAACTCTCGCTTACTCCACTTGTTGCTTTCCACATCGGCCTTGCCACGCAAAAGCATTGCAGCTTGCAAAACCGGCATGGTCAGCGAACCGCTCGACTTCGAGTGAATCGCAAACGCACCTGGGCGAGAATCGCGGCTTGCCTGCAAGCGTTCGCTACGCAAGCACTCAAGCTCTACTTTCTCGATCGACCAACCCTTCTCGATCGCATGGGCGGCCAAGTCCACTTGCGTCTGACCTACGGTGTAGGTCGGGCTACCATGCTTGGCACACAACTTGGTGATCGAGCTTGCGCGGCTGGTTTCCTGGGCAAGCTGAGCACGCAATAACTGCTTACCGCTTGCGGCGGTAGCTTTCTTGGCAGTGGCTTTCTTGGCCATCGCTTTGTCTTCTCCACCACTTGCACTTGGATCATCGGGTGGTGGTTGCTGATCGACAGCCCCTTCCGCTCCCATCTCTGGNNTCTTCCGCTTGGTCTGCGTACTGTTGCATCAACACTGATTTCAGTTCCTCGGAAAGTCCTGCGGGATCAAGTCCGAGAGACGAAACCCATTCCTCAAAAGTCGGCATGGATAATCCCCCTTTTGCCTTCTGTGCCAGGACTTCCGCTACTGCCTCGCTGTCCCCTGGCACGGTGACAAACGAGATTTCTTCGAGTGAAGAACGTGTAACAATCAAAAGTGGTCCCTGAAAATCGCGACCATTGACGGTGATCGATTGGCCTTCGCCAATCGTGTCGTATTCGAGAATGTGCAGCCCAACGCTGCACTTCCACGGAAAGCCCGTCTTGCCGCTATTGACCACCTCTTGCGAGTCTTCGTTATCAAAAGAGAACACGCCTTCTGCGACCAGTTCGGAGCCTTTATTGATGGTAGTTGTGTGTCCCACCGGTCGAGTCGTGTCGTGATCTCTGTGAACGGGTACATTGTCGCTTTGGATGCTCATGCCAGCCAAATCGGTAACGACTGGACCGCTCCAGTTGATAGCCAGCTTGGGATACATCACACCGCCCGAATAAGCGTACAGGCGAAAACGCGGTGTCCCTTCGGCGCTGAGTTCCAAGCGTCCGTCAGCGGTAAACTTGAATTGCTGTTGATTCTTCTTGGCAACTAGGTTCATGCTTTGGTTAGTCCCGTCGGTTTGGGATCAACGTAAATTTGCGAAGTGCTAATGCCGTAACCGACATAGCTCACAAACTGCCCGCTTGTGATGTCGGCTTCCACCGCAATAAGCCCTACCGTACTTGAAACGACGTAAGTGGTCCCAATCGCAACCGTTGCTCCGATAATCATCGGGCCAAGTTCGATTCCGATGAAATCGCCGTTGGTAGCTGCCGGTGTCAATGTGACGCCTGCTACCTCGGCTTTGGCGGAACCGTCGTTATTGTCAGCCCGATACGCTTTGTTGTCACTGGTTGAAATGTAGTACGGTTGCCCTTGCGTTAGCGATTCACCCGCATTGCGGCGCACCGTCTTGGTTTCGGTGGAACCAATCGCCACACTGGCCGCTGTGATCGTGAGGTTAGCCATTGCTTAATACCTCCGAATCACTGGGCTCGGTGTCGGCTTCCGGTAGTGGCGTGTCAATGGTTCCATCGCTGGCATCATCGAGAAGCATCGAAATATTGTCCGGCGATAATCCGATACCGCTGAAAAATACTGTCGCCACACTGCGATTGATTTTGCCGTCCGCAAAATCTTGAAGCACATCCATAATCGCCTTGCGGTTGCGGTTCCATTGTAAGCGTGAAAGGCCCATGAACTCACCGGACGATTGCGGGTTACCTTCCGCTGCCTGGGCGTCGGCTGAGGTTGGCGTTCCCGAATCGGCTTGTTGCTGCATAACCATCGCTTGCTCTTGTGATACCATGCCCCAACGCTTGCGGCGCTCGACTTGTTCTTCCATCTGCTGATAGAAGGTATCGGGGTCGATGTTGTTCATCGCAAGGTACTGGGCCTCGGTCATCAAGCCTTCTTTAATCAGCGAAATGGCCACATTGGCATCGTCAAGCGGATTGATAGATTCACGCGGTGGCCATGTCCACTTGTGCGGGATTTCTTCGTAAACGGCAATCGGTGGCAAGTAGCCTGGGATCATCAAGGCTTCATCAAGCCACCATTCAAAAATCCGATCAAAGCAATCTTGCTCCCACTCATCGCGGGTGATCTTTACATCGTGCCAATAGGTTTGGTCGTCCATCTTGGCCGATGAATAGTTGTAAGACGCAGAGCTGCCCAGCGTCTTATTGAACGGCATATGAAGACAGCGGGCAATCTCCGTAAGGATCGCATCGCGAAAGCCTTCGTAGGTACTTGTAGGCTGCTCGGGCCGGAATTGCGACATCTGGTAGCCGTCGGGAAGTGCGGTCATCATGCCACGATCGATGGTCGTGGTTGAAAACGGAAGCACGGCATTGGTCGTCGAGTCGTAAGCGTTTGCTGCTGTTTGAATCACAGCCGCGAAATCGGCGGCAATTTCAGCCGCTTTGATGGTAGCGTAAGTGTACCGGCGAAGATCCGCAAACAGTGGAAGTGCAGGCGTGACTTCAGGGATACCACGTGCTTGGCCTGGGCGCACCCTGCGGAAAAGGTGAATCATATCTTCCGCAAAAATGTCTTCTTTCTCAAACGAGTTCAACACCCACATATCACCGGGATGTTGCTTGAGGACGTGATAAATTGTCGGATTGCTGAATCGATCGAAGATGATTCCATCGACGCGTCCCGGCATCCCCTCAATCCAACCAGGCGTGGAAACTTGGTCGGCTTCGATGAGCTGAATATCAAGTTGAACACGGCAACGTGTTTTCGGATTGTTAATCCGAATCATAAACACTTCGCCGTCCACGATCTGGGCTAGTCGTGCGGTCCGTAGCTTACGCTGGAGATGAACCGCCTTAGCCCACTGATGAAACTTCGCCTCAATTTGCTTGGATAGATTCTTATCGGGCAATTGAACTTGCAGGCGCGGTCCGGTCGAGATGGTGTCGTTCGCAAGGGTCTTGACGATACCGTTGGCGAACGAATTGCTTTGCAAGCACTCATAGCGGGCTCGCTTGCGGAGCGTTTTGCGGATCTCGTACGTGTTAGCCGCTGTCGCCGAAAGATCATCGGCGTAACGCCAATGCTTGTTATTGTCCACATCTCCACGGGCAGCATCGTAAGCAGCCGACAAAGAAAGAGCGCGAGAACGCACGGCGGATAATTCCGATACGCTCTTGGCTGTCTTGATTTCTTTGCCGTACTGGTCAAGTAGCATGGGCTATCCTAGTGGTGGACCGTTTTTGATCTTCGAGAACATCAAGCCACGCCAAGGGCTCGACGTGTTCGCATTGGCTGCTTTGTGGCGATCGGCATCAATGAGTTCTTGCGTCGATGCCCTGGTGGCTGAAGTCCCATCGACCGAAACGCTTGACGGCTTGGCGGCTGCTGCTGCGATCTCTTCGGGGGTCAGTGTTCCATCGGCGTTTGGCATTTAGTACATCCTCACCGATTCTTGGCAGGAACCAACGCGAGCAACCATGCTAGATGGCGAGGTTCCGCTCGCACGGGAGAGCCGGAGCTTGCCCGGTGGAAGCTCAAAGAGTTTGTACCCTTTGGCGGCGAGAGCAATATTTGTGCTGCTGGCGTACTTCTCCGTAACCGTGAAATAATTCGTCCCACCATTGGGCGAATATTGCAGCGTATAAGTGGCACCATCAAATGTGCCATCCATAAAAAGAGCACCGGTCCCGCCTTGCCAATCCAAGGCTACGCCGGTTGTCGCTGTTGCTGGAATATCGATGGTAATCAACTCTCCGCCCTCCGTGGAGTGAATTGTACCATGCTTGTCAAATATCGATCCTGAGAGGCCCTAGCGGCCTTCCTTGGCACGCAAGGCATCTTCACGCATTTGGGCCAAAGACTTGCGTTGTGATTTGTTCGGAAGTGCCCTTTCAAGCTCTTTGAGGCTACAGCCAACCACGGAAGCGGCAACGTAAGCCATCACGATGCAATCGAACAAATGATTATCTCTTGCAGGCTGCTCAAACCAAACGGTCAAGTCTTTTCCGCGTCTTGTGTCTTGTTCTGGCTTTTCCGCTGTCCAGTGGTCGGCAAGCATACGATGACGCATTGGAGAGCCCTTGAATAACATCAAGGCTCCACGTTCGCCATCGGGCTGCATCAAGCGGGAATGCACAAACGATTTCCAGTAGTTTGTGTCGGCAATAATGTGCCGTTGCTCTTGCGTCTTGGCTTGGTTCGGCTTAATTCGCCAATACTCACCCGCAATGTCACCTGGCTTAATGGGCCAAGCATTGATCGGAGTCTGTGTTGCCCCAATGCCTTTTCCGTGCCACGGAAGCCAAAGTGTCTTGTGTTCGGTCTGACGAACGAACGAGTAGACTGTATTGGTGGACTTTCCGAAGTTGGCATCCACAATAATCTTCTCAATGTTCATCGGCGTTCCATCGTCGCGCCGATATGACTGTGAAAGCAAAAACGACTCAAGCCGACGCAAACCAGCAAGCCATCCAGCTTCGGGGGAACCTACGCCGGTCTCGCGCTGAATCGTTCTATCGACTTCTTGGATCGTGAAATAGTTCTTGCCTTGGTCGGGCCAAGTTCCGTAATCCACGACATTGGCCGTGAATCCATTTCCAACGGCAAGCACAAGCCAATAGAAGATATTGCCTTGCACGTCCACCGCTGCAACCAAATGATTGGCCCAGTCGGGTACTTGCTTTTGCTCGTAACCACTTACGCGAAGCATGATAGCTTCCGCTGTTGCGGCTAAGTGAATCCCCGTGTCGTTTCCATCTTTGGGATCGTTCTGATACTCGGCGTCGAAGGTGTCAGGGTCTTTGAGCTTCAAATCCATCGCATACTGAATCGCATCGACTTGATGCGGCTCGTATCGAGCTGGCCAAGCGACCTTAAAGCCTTCCGACATTGCCTTGTGATTGTCGCGGTAATGCTTCGTCGCTGTCGGCAATGTGTCTTTGCCTGCACGCAAATCGGCAATTCTAAGTTCAGCGTACTTATCCCAAAGCTCTTGATTGGCTCCCCACTGGTAAACCAACCGGCAACGCTCACCATTCCATTCGGGATGCAAAATCTTGTTAAGAATCCGGTCGGCCATATCGCCTTTGCGAATCACGGTCGTCGGCATAAGTGCTGCCATGCGCGTACCTGGGGCACAAAGACCCAGAACCGCCCCCGACAAGATGCGTTCGCGTCGCTCGTTCTGCTTGTCGCTGGCCGCTGTCGCATCCGTTTGCGGATCGTCCAGGATGGCAATGTCTGGTCGGATGGGCCTGCCCTCTGTTGTTGTTGACTTCATACCACGCAAGCGGCCGGTCAGCGAACAAAACTGAATGATCGTTCCGCAAGTCTTAGAACCCTTGACCGTTGGAAAGACAATCTTGCGGCCTTTGTAGGTAATCTGCGTCCGCTGCCCTTCGCTCATTTGGCCTGTACATCGCTTTGACTCTCCCTCAAGAGCACGAATTGGGAAGCATATTTCGGGGAAATCCTCTAACAATAAGTCGTTTGTCTCGATCTCCGTTTTGGTTTCAATCAGTAACTCATTGACCGCTTCGCCGGTCGCGGAAATCAAAACACCATATCGGCGTTTGGCGTAGAAGAGTGACCAAAGCATTGCTCGCAAGCAAATCGTCGTTTTGCCAGATGAACGCGGCATGGCAAGAGCGAATAAGCCACCTTCCGACGCAATCCGCTCCGCCATCTTGATGACGCGAAGCTGATCTTCGGAAGGCTCAAGGTAGAACTGTTGCGGAAAATAAGTCCGCAAGAACAAATGCTGNNCAAGCGGCTCGGCGTTCAGGATTCACAACGGCAGGGATTGGGCCGATTTCTTTGACGGATTCAGCTTTTGCGCGTGAGTTTCTTGCAGCTCGTTCGCGTTCGTTTTGTTCGGCTTGTTTAGAAAGTTTTTTCTTTGCCATTTAATCAAAGCCGAAATAGTTCGTAACTTTCTGAATAATTGGTGG